GGCGTATATGCGTGTGTTTCCAACAAAAAAAGAATCATACGCTAAAGATACGTCAAGAAGTTTACTTAAAACGAAAAGAGTACAGAAATTGGTTACAGAAGAAATAGAAGCTATACTAAGTGATATAGGTGCATCTAAACATTACTTATTAGAGCAAACAAAAAATGTTATAGACAACTATGAAGGTAAGGATGGAGACAAGTTACGAGCGATTGAGTTATTAATGAAAATTGCTAATATGTTTCCAAATGAAAAGAAAACTGAGTCATTGACTGTTTTCCAAGGATTTAGTGAAGAACAGTTAAAAAAATTAAATAGTAGCAATACTAAAGTACTGGCTCATGCTGAAAAAAGAATTGACGACACAACTCACTCTTCATGATATAGGACTACATAGTTCACTAGAGGTATGTATTGTTTGTGATAAACCTCTACTAGATACACAAAAAGTAGTTATGTTAGATGTAATGAACGTTGTATCGGGTTGGTTGTGTCCAAAATGTACTGCGTGGTATGATTACGATGATAATCTACTAGACATAGGAGAAGTAGATATTTATTGTAGTATTCGAGGTAGAGCATGATAAAAGATAAAGAAATAAACATTATATCTAATTTACAGGAAAAAGATGAAGTTCTTGCGCGTTCTTATAATGATTTACTATATTTTGGTAGAGCTTTTTTACCAGCTGACTTCCTTAATAAAAGTGCATCTCCCAAATTTCACAAAGAGGTCGGTACAAAACTTATTGACACAAAGCCTGGAGCCCGTATATGCAATATTCTACCAAGGGGGTTTGGTAAGTCGATTTTATCAAAAGCTGCGATATTACACAAAATATGTTTTTCGCCGAAAGGAAACAGACAATTCATAGCATGGGTTGCTGAAGAACAAGGTCAGGCTATTGACCATTTAAAATTTGTAAAAAGTCATTTAGAGTATAACGAATCTATAAGATACTATTTTGGTAATCTTTCTGGAGATACAGTTGGGAACAGGTGGACAGAAAAAGATATTGTTACCACTAAAGGTGATAGGTTGATTGCAAAAGGAACTTCACAAAGATTGAGAGGTCGTACCGAGATAGATGTACGTTATACTGGTATTATACTTGACGACTTTGAATCTGAATTAAATACTAAAACACCTGAAAGACGTGATGAGATTAAAAAATGGATTGTATCTACTGTTTTTCCTGCACTAGAAGAATCGCCAGGACGTGAAGGGTGGATATGGTTATGTGGTACTATTGTACATTATGATAGTTTTTTACAAATGGTGGTTGATGGAAACAGAAACGCAAAGAAAGAAGATAGAAAATATCCGTGGGATGTAACATTTTATAGGGCTTTACAAGAAGGTAAGTCTATATGGCCTGAACAATTTCCTATTTCTAAGTTAGATTCTAAAAAACGTGAGTTTATAGAAGCTGGGTTAGTCAATAAGTTTGCACAAGAGTATATGAATGATGCTCGTGATTTATCTTCTGCTTCGTTTAAAACAGATAGAATACAATATCACGATGGTACATATAAGTCAATTGACAACTACAGTTACTTAGTTATACGAAATGAAGCAATACCTATAAATGTTTATATTGGTGTTGATATTGCAGCTACAGCAACTCAAAACTCAGATTTTCAAGTAATAATGGTAATTGGAGTAGATTCTAATAAAAACAGATATGTATTAGAATATTTTAGAGAACGTATACCTACATTTGATTTACCACAAGAAATTATTAAAATGGCTAAAAAATATAGTCCTGTTAGACGTGTTACCATAGAAACTGTCGCAGCTCAAGAAATGGTACGTGATATGGTAACTAGAATGGCAAATGAGGACAGAAGATTGATACCAGGCATATTCAAAGGTGTAAAACCACCAGCAGGTATTAAAAAGGCAGATAGACTAGAAACTTCTCTAGGCCCTGTTGTAAATAACAAAAAATTATATATACGTAGAGAAATGACAGAACTTGTTGATGAAATGTTTGAACATCCTGTACCTAAAAACGATGACTTAATGGATGGTTTGTACTATGCTGATTATTATGCTAAATCACCTATTAGTTCTGCGATATCTGTAAGTGATATGAAACTAGGTAAAAAAAGTAGCAAGGTTAAGTCTTATTACAACTGGATGACAGGTGCAAGAAGATAATTGGAACTTTCTACCCTTTTTAGCGTTATTTTGTTTATAATTACGCTATTTATTTTTAATTTAACCCAAAATAGTGAGTCTTAATACAATATGGCGTTAGAACTGCACCCTTCCGCAAAAGAAAATCAAGAACTGCATAAACGGTACAAAGACGCTCGTTCTGATTGGGAAATAGATGCTCGTAATGACATTGACTTTTATCATGGTAATCATTTTACCACAGATGAGTCAAATGAGTTACAATCTAGAAACCAAGCTGACGTACCGATGGACAGGATTTCTCCTGCTATTGAAAAATTAAAAAGTGTTTTAACTGCAAAACCACCTGTATTTACTGCAATACCTCGTGAAGACTCAGATACTAATGTTGCTGGAGCTTGGAGAACTATACTAGGTTATATGTGGGAAATCTCTAATGGTGATGTTCACATGAAAAACGCTATACACGATTATGCGGTAACAGGTTTAGGGTATCTATATGTTTATATCGACAATGAATCAGATTTTGGTAAAGGTGAGGTTAAGTTTACCTCAATTAATCCTTTTAGAGTCTATGTACCACCCTCATCTCGCGATAGGTTTTTTCAGGACGCTGATTCGGTTATATTATCTACTATCCTAACTGGAACACAATTAGTTAATCTATATCCGTTTCTCGGCCCACAAGTAGACGAAGAAACAGGAGAATTAATTCCAGGCATAGTAGAAGAACTATCTACATATAGAGAAGAGGATTATCCTTACGCATCAAATAAAAATAGTATGCAGGTATTTACACCTGACGTAGCTAAAGATTTAGATAACTATCAAAATGAACGATATCAAATTTTAGAAAGATTTTTTAAAACTAAAATACCATTTTACCGTGTAGTAGATACTAGAAGCGGTGAAGAAATGATATTAAATGAACAAGAGTTTGCAGCATTTTTAGAAGAAAATCCAGGCGTATTTGAGCGTGGTTTAATGAGCTTTGAAGAAGTTCTTCAGACCCGTATTGGTGTAGTCGCTACCGTTGGAGAGGTCGTCCTGTATGAAACAATCCTTAGTACAGACGTTTACCCTATTGTTCCTCTCCCTAATTTATGGTCAGGTACACCTTATCCCAAATCAGACGTATCACGCACAAGACCTATGCAACGACTACTTAATAAATTGTGGTCATTGGCTTTATCCCACGCTCAAGCCTCAGCAGGATTAAAACTACTTGTACCTTTAGGTAGTGCTGTAAACGGTTTAGACCAATTAGAAAAAGATTGGGCTAATCCAAATGCAGTTATAGAAGTTGATACTTCTCAAGGTGAACCACATTATCCCGCTCCAACACCATTAGCGTCTGAGTTTTATAGATTGATAGACCAAGCTGAATTTTACATAGACTTTATTTTTGGTTTACCAGAAATGATGCACGGTTTTTCAGAAAAAGCACCACAAACAGTACGTGGAACAGAAAGAATGATGATGTTAGGTTCTGAAAGACCTAAATCAAAACTCAGAGATATAGAATTTAGTATTAACATATTAGGTAGAATAATGTATGCGATGGCAAAAGGTCACTATACATTTAAAAAGATATTTAGGTTGATACAACCAAACAACAATATTAATGAAATAACTGCAAATTTCTACACAAGTATGGAAGAAACAGTTATTGATATAGCAAAAGACAGAAATCATATTGGTCAACATGATGTAAGAATTGAACCAGGCTCTACACTACCAACAAGTAAATGGGCTGAGTATGGAGTATACTTTGAAGCCTATCAAGCTGGTTTAGTAGATAGAACTGAAGTCTTGAAAAAGAATCCTGAAATATTTGATAAGGAGAGTATTTTGTCAAGAATGAGTGAGATTGCACAGTTACAACAAAGCAATGCTTCGTTGGAACAACAAATCAAAACATTGCAAGGAGACTTGCAAACGGCACAAAGGGAGTCTGTCCAAGACAAGAAGAGAGTTGCGGTTGAGAAATTCAAACGTGATTTAACTGAAGTAAGGGCAGACGCGAAAGCAAATAAAAAAGTGCAAACCAATAGGTTTGCGGATACGGTGAAGTTCGAGTTAGAGAAATTAAAACCTTTAGCAGATAACATGAATAATGTAATGCAGTCAGGTGATAGTTCAACTCTGGAAGACTCTGAAACATCGTAGAAAGGAAATAGTATGGAAGATTACATAGCTGAAGCAAATACTAGTGAAGACGTTGTTGAAAACGTTGTAGCTGGGACAGAAGAACAAAGTCCATTTGTTGATGATAATAGTGCACAGTTTGAACAAGGATATGAAGATGTCGTTCAATCTGAGGAAGTACCTGAGACTTCAAACGTAAACTGGCAAGGTGAAAGTAAAAAATGGCAGTCATTATATGACAAGTCACAAGACCAACTAAACAAAATAGAAGGTGCCTTGACTAAAGCGGTGGAGATGCAACAGAATCCTCAGAACGCAACTGTTAATCAACCAATAGAACAAGCTCCTCCTGTATCCGAGGAAGAATTTAATCCTTGGGACGCCTATTACAAGCCGGATTCACCGTCTTATCAAATGAGAGTTGCTCAAGAGCAACAGTCGGTGTCACGTGCTATTGAAGGTCATATGAGTGAAATGAATCAAAACATAGCCTTGAATAACACAATTAACGAGTTAAAAAACGTTCATAGGATGCCTGATGAAGATGTCAAGGAATTTTTACAATTTGTTCAACAACCAAAAGAAAATGTTGGTTTAGACAATCTTGTAAAACTTTGGCAAGATGTTAATGGTAGAAAAGGTTCTCCTAGCGTTTCAGACTCATTGGAAGCGGTAAGAAATTCCAAGAAAGCTCCAGTAAGTCCTGGCTCTATTCAGGGTCAAGACCCACGTACACAACCTAAAAACGCTGCAGATACAGCTTGGGAAGGTATTATTGGAGCAAATGTTCATGGAAGATTACCGTAAATCTTAAAAATACAAGGAGTGTAAAATGGCAATTACTCAAGGTGGAGTAAAAACTACAGATGTCGTCCAAGCTTCGTCTAATAGTCACGCAAGTGCTCATGGTAGTACGCCTGACGTTAGACGGTTATATAACTTTGGAGACAGAGTAGCAGACCTCTCACCAGAAGAATCGCCCTTTTTCGTATACTTAAGCAAAGTAAGTAAAGTACCTACTGATGATTCAGTTTTTCGTTTCTTAGAAGACCGTTCTAAGATTGACTGGACTAGTAGAGAATTTCTTATTGCTGGACAACCTGTAGGTGACGTTGTAGCTGGAACTAGTTACTCGTTTGCAGTTGATACTACTGGGGGAGCATCCGTTGATTGGTTAATCAAAGGGATGGTATTCGCAGTAGCAACAGATGCAGGTCATCAAGTTATAGTTAGAGTTGACAGTTCTCCAACTGATGTTGGTAGCGCTACTAACTTTCAAGGTAAAGTTATTAGTACTAGTACAACAAGTGGAGCTGGAATCGCTATCGCTAACAATGATAAATGTCAAGTAATAGGTACTGCTTTTGCTGAAGGTACTGGTTCTCCTGATGTTTGGTCAAGTGAAATAGAAGACAATTATGGTTACACGCAGATTTTTAAAACTGCAGCTGAAATGACAAATACAGCAATTGCTACAAAATATCGCGGATATGCGAATGAGTGGCAACGTGTTTGGGCTATGAAGCTTCGTGAGCATAAAGTCGATATTGAACGTGCCATGCTTTTTTCACAAAAAGCTCGTCAGGGAAGTGTCCAGTATACAGAAGGGCTTTGTGGACATATTCTAAAGAATTCCACAGCACAAACAGCGCATGGAACTGCACTTAGTTATACATCTGGTCAAGCATATTCTCGTGTGGAAACACAAGCGAATTTGACTTATGATTTATTACTTGGTGACTTAGAAGTGTTGTTTGACCCAGCAAGAGGTGGAAGTGGGGACAGACTTGTTCTTTCTTCTTTACCTGTAATTACTTTCTTTAACAAACTCGGTGACGGTGCATTTATGGATGCTTCTATTGGATATGGTGGTGCTAGTAGGTACAACTTTGATTCAAAAGATGGAGCATTTGGACATAAAGTAATGACTATCGAGACAATTCATGGAACATTGCATCTTGTAAAAGAACCTTTATTCCGTGGAGTTTCAAGTGGATTCATGCTATTTGCTGATATGAGCAAACTTGCGTATAGACCTCTTGTTGGAAATGGTATTAATCGTGATACTTATATTACGACTAATGTTCAGTCTGACGATGAAGACTTACGTAAAGACATGATTCTTACAGAAGCTGGTCTTGAGGTAACATTACCTGAGTCTCACATGATGTATGTCGTTAGTGACTTATAAGGAGGATAATTATGAGAGCTGATGTCTTAAATGAGAATAGTGGATATAATTACGGAAATGCATTTGTAAATGAACTTGGTGGAACTAAAAAAGTTTTCACTTATACAGGTTCAACAGATGAAGATGTACTTGATAGTGCATCGACTGCATTTGCCGATAATGATGTAGTAGCAAATTGTGGCGCACTTGATGTGACTGTACCATCTGGATATCAAGACGCAACAAAGATATTAATCGAAAAAATAGTTTGGATGCCTTCTACGGCGACTGGAAATACTATGGTCGGTAATATCAATGCTGGTACATCTGGAACAGATGCTATCAATGCAGCAATAACAGGTCAAGTTGAATTAATGGGAGCTGGAGCTACCTATAGAAATGCTAACCTTGCAGCTGATTTAAGTATTACAGAAGTTGATGTCGATTTTAATGGTTCTACCATGCAATGGGCTCAACCTTTGATTATACTTCCAGTTGCGACTAAGTATATCTATGTTGGAACTACAACAACTATTAATCACGCGTCTAATTTTGATGCTGGTCGTTA